GGGAGATATGGAACCATGACAACACGTAACTTTAGAGTTAACAACGGTATTGAAGTAGGTGATATTGTAATCAATGCTTCAACTAATAAAATAACAGGTTTAGCAACCGCGGCACCATCAGCAGACGGTGACGTATCAAACAAGAAATACGTAGACGATTCAATAGCGGCAGTATCAACTACTGCGATCGCACAATTGAACAGTAACGTAACAGTAACTGACTCAGGCACAGGTAAGATCGAAATCACAGCGGACGGCACAGAAGTGGCGGACTTTGCGGTGGCGGCCACTACAATCACTGCCACAGGAAACATCAACCTTACAGCAGGTGCAGACGTGGCAATACCTAACAACATAGGTGTGCTATTTGGCTCAGGCGGTGAGAAGATTGAGTCTAACGGTACTAATTTAACTGTAACATCAACAGGTGATTTAGAATTAAACGTAACAGGCACAACAACAGTTTCTAATAACTTAACAGTGACAGGAAACTTGACTGTAAACGGAACAACAGAAACTATTGCAACGACTAACACTACAATAGCAGACAACCTTATCGAACTACAATCAGGTATATCAGCGTCAACTAACGACTCTGGTATCATCATCGAAAGAGGTTCAACTGGTAACAACGCGGCAATCATTTGGGATGAATCAGCAGACAAATTCGCAATGGGTTTAACAACATCCACAGGCGCAGACAAATCCGGCGGTATCACAGTATCAGTTGGAACGCTATTAGCGAACTTAGAAGGTACAGCGACAGCGGCACAATATTCTGACGTCGCTGAAAGATTTGCATCGGATGAAGTATTGGCACCAGGAACAGTTGTAGCACTAGGCGGAGCAGAAGAAATTTGCAAGGTCAACGAAGAAGGATCAGACGATGTGTTTGGTGTAATTTCTAGTTTAGACCAAGCGGCTTTCAAAATGAACGGTGGCGCAGGTAACGACGAAACTCACCCATACGTAGCAATGACTGGAAGAGTAGACGTAAAAGTTATTGGTATGGTAAACAAAGGTGATAGACTTATTTCTGCATCAGTACCAGGTTATGCTAAAGCGGCTCAAAAATCAGAATGCACAGCATTCAACGTGATTGGTAGAGCCCTTACAAGCAAAACAACTAGTGGTAACGGTTCAGTATTAGCGGTAGTAAGAACAAGTCACTAATAAATATTTTTACTTTTTAATAGAACTAAAAGGCGGCTTTCGAGTCGCCTTTTTTTTAGACAATAAGATCTAAGATAGTTTGCAATTTTCCTTTGATACTTTTATTGTTCAAAGTATTTTTTAGACCCATGTGTAAGTTCTTGGGCCAGCATTCAAAAGCCGTCCAACAGTATCCGGAATGTTCGTCATTAAGTTTAGGAATAAATTCAGATTCTATTGCTATTAGATATGTGTGAAAGAAGAACTTCTGATCGTTAGATGTAAACATCTCCAGAGGTATAACTTTTTTAAATTTAGGGATACTGCCTGCTTCTTCCTCTATTTCCCGTTTAAGTCCTTCGAATGCACTTTCAGTAAACTTAGATTTGCCCCCAACTAAACCCCACATTCCTTGCGTTTTGCGATCAGTCCTTTGCAGGAACAGAAAACGTTTGGTGTTTGTGGCGTAGAACAGGGCACCTGAACAAACGATGTTATCTTTCATAAGTTATTATAACAACTATGGAGTTGTTGCGTCAATTGATGAATTGTATCCAGGACTTGCTCCACCATCCAAAACAATACTCCAGTTTCCTTGTGTATAAACACCCTCGTAGGATTTGACCCATTCTGTACCGTTGAATCTGTATTGTATACCTGTGTTAAGATTGGTAACGTAGTGTTGTGTACTGTCTGGGTTAGAGGCGTCAAATGCCACATTCCATTTTGATGTGGCACTATTGTATTCAATAATATCTCCAACACTTGCTACAAGTGTACCCCAAGTGGCACTTCTGAAACTGGCTGTGCTGTCCCCTACATCATTAATAACCAAATATCTATCGCCATTTGATGGCGTACCCGGATCAAATGTAGCAGGATTTATTATCTTTTTAACTGCTGTAAGTGAATTGCTTGGTATAGTATCCGAATCTATTGTGTATAATAGAATTGTATCATCGAGAGTGGTAGTTGCAATAGTACCAATAATTTCATTGCCGTCTGGCTGAGTCAAACGTATTTGGGAAGTACCGTTTATTACTTTGCCGTACTGATCTATTAACACTTTCCAGTTTACTGCTGGGCCAAAAGTTTCAAAAGGATCAAAGTTGCTTGGTTCATTAGCACCTGTATGAAAACCGTCCCCACCTGATTTTACATTAACGCCAGTTGTACCTAATAATCTCAATTGATTTCCTGTAACAAGTAATCCAAAATTGTTTGGTGTTATGAAACTTTGTGATATCAATGGACCACTAACCAGTCCTTTAGCGATGCCACCTTCGTCATCATACATACTCATTATAATTTTTTGTACTACTCCTAGTTTTTTTACTTTGACCGGTGGTGATAACCAAATTGGCATACTAAAATTCATAGTTGCTACATCAATCTCAGAGTCAGCGCCTACAGGAATTGTTCTCGAACTGAATGTGATACTACCCAACTCAACATAACTTAAACTTGTCCAGTCTATGTAATTGTCTGTTTTTTGAATTTCAAAATCAGGATTGAACAAATACAAAATCTGTTCCATAATTTGTAGTTTTTGATCTGTGTTTGATGAAAAAATATCCGCCGTAACTTCCAATCTAAAAGGCGACGGCATTACTTTTTCAACCGTGTAACCAGCACCTAATTGATTAGTATAATTTCCGTCCGAATCAACATCTCTTTCTCTTAGGTGTTGTTTTTCAATATGATAGGGATTCTGCATTCTTTCCCTATCATAGTTTAATTCTCTGACATAACAGGCTATCTTTGGTGCATAATTCAATGCATTTTCACTATTGTTTCTAATAATATTTGCAACCTGTCTTGTTGGATCTCCGTACACAACCGGCACTGCTCTTAAGGCAACAGAACCATCGGCGCCTTTACCTACTTCTACAGAAAAATTACTCAAAATTCTAATAAACTGAGTAAGAAATTTCCTAACCTGTCCTTCGTAAAAATGTAGCATTAATTGTCAGCCTTTGGTTTGAGTGCATCAGTTAACGATTGTCTCTGTTTCACTGTAAGTCCGTTTATTGTTGATTCTGTTGTGTTGTTAACAAATCCTGTCTTATAATTTAACCTGCCATCTACATTGGTCATGTTAATTCTGACAGAGTCTTCTATTTTGACCCATCTATTTCCATCATATCTAAATAATCTGTTAGGTAGGTAATCAGTCCTTAAAAAGTAGTCTCCTGTATCTACACCAGAAGTTGGAAATGATATTCCGAATCCCGCCGGGTTACCATTAGGGGCCACTCCGTCTCCGTCTAGATAAAAACCATAATGCGAACTTGCCGGAGTATCTATTGATGCGTTTACTGTATTATTACTGCTGGCCCTTTGTGCTTCTGTGTTAACATTTTCTGTACGTATGTTCCCTCTTTCATCAATAGGTGCCACGTAATATTGCTTATAATTAAATCCTGCTTTTGGAGAATCTGCTTCTGCCTGTGCAACAATCTGATCATTAATTGTTTTTTCTCTGTTGAATGTTGACATATAACTCGCCACTGAATTTTCTGTTGTGGCATCGCCAAGTATATCTCTGAATTCTTGTGAATCTACTAAAGTTTTTAATTTGAGTCTTAATAGATGTGGCCACCAGGTTTGTGAAAATCCTTCAGCGGCTCTGTTTACATCTTCTATCACATAATATCTTTTCAGTGCTATTGGAATAGATTCGTCCAATGAATAGTCTTCTTTCATGTGTGGAAATTCTAACACATCGCCAGACATTGGTTTCCTACCAATTCTTTCAACAATGTCATTCAAATGCACTGTTAGGAATAACGTGTCATTTTGTAAAAACATACCAAACTGAGATAAGTTGAAGTCGGCATCTTGGACATTGTAAATGCCACGAACAGTATAGATGTCACTGGAATATTTTCTATCCCTGTTCTCTAAAAACAACAAATCCTGTATAGTTGTTTCGTTCAAATCAGATCCAGTTACACGCGGTTGACTAGGAGATGCTGGCCCATCTTTGTTTGTATCACCCTGATCGTGTGGCCCTAGATATTTGTGGAAATGTAGGTCAGTTCCGCCCACTGTAAACATCTCTTTGATGTTGCGATCGAAGAACTTATAGTCATTGCCTTTTTCAGGCTTAAAAATGGATAATCTTGGCATATCACACATATTTATTGCCAAGGCAAAGGCTATAAATATGAGTATGTCAGAACTACAAACAGGTCAACAAGAGATATTCGATTACGTCAAAAATAACCTAGGTGAGGGCATGATTGACGTTGAATTAGACCCAAAACACTACCAAACAGCACTGGAGAGGGCAATCAATAAATTCAGACAGCGTTCTTCAAATGCCGTTGAAGAATCTTATGCTTTTCTTGAACTTAAAAAAGATCAAAACTCATACATACTTCCTGATGAAATTATTAATGTGAGAAGTCTACACAGAAGAACGGTAGGATCAAGAACTGAAGGCGGAGAAGGTGGTACACTGTTTGAACCATTTAACTTGGCGTACACAAACACATATTTGTTAAGAGCAGGAGCAACAGGCGGACTAGCAACCTACTATGCTTTCGCAAGTTATCAAGAATTAGTTGGAAAACTATTTGGCAGTTTCATACAGTTTCATTTCGATGTTGCAACCAAAAAACTTACAATCACGCAACGTCCACGAGCGGACAACGAAACTGTGCTTATGCACACTGACAACTTTAGGCCTGACATAACTTTATTCAAAGACATCTATTCTAAACCTTGGATAAGAGATTACACACTGGCTGTATCTAAAGTGATGCTTGGTGAAGCAAGAGGGAAGTTCAATACTATCGCAGGACCACAAGGTGGAACAACTTTAAATGGTGGTGAACTTAAACAACAAGGCCTTGCTGAAATGGAAAGACTTGAAGCAGACATTGGTAATTTTGCAGAAGGCGGTACTCCACACAGTTTTGTTATTGGTTAATTGAACCAAAACTAAATTTAAATACTCTGTAATGAAAGACTCCAATTATAAAAATTATTCAGATCTCACAATTGATGAACTTGAGTTAGTGGTTCAGGACATAGAAAACATGAGTATCGCGGCGCTGAAACAAAAGAAAAAAGACCTTCGAATTACCATGTTGAAAACAGTGCAAGAAGCAAAGAAAGAGATTGAAAAGCGTCTAAAAAAATAGTATAATGAACCTATGCTGATAGGTGTAGTAGGTTTAATAGGTTCGGGCAAAGGCACTGTCTCTGACAGGCTGGTTGAAAAGCACGGATATCAAAAGGACAGTTTTGCTAAAAGTTTGAAAGATGCAGTAGCATCAATGTTCAACTGGGATAGAAGTATGCTGGAAGGAGATACCGAATCAAGCAGGTATTGGAGAGAACAACCTGATAAATTCTGGAGTGAAAAATTTGGCAAGCCAACAACTCCGAGGTGGGTACTACAATACTTTGGTACAGAAGTAATGCGTGGTCAAATGTATGATGGTATCTGGGTTGATAGTTGCATTGGTAGATACAAAGGCCAAGACACAGTTATAGCGGACACAAGATTTCCCAACGAAGTGAAACAGATCAGGCAACAAGGGGGAAAAATTATACTTGTAAAAAGAGGCCAGGATCCAGAATGGTTTGTGAATTACGTAGAGGGAAATATAGAGCCTAAAGGTATACACACTTCAGAATATGCATGGGCAAAGGAAGAGTTTGACTTTGTGATAGATAATAACGGTTCTAAAGAGGAATTGTACAGAAAGATAGACGACCTAATCGTCAGCAATAAGATCACCAACCCGCCATCCCAACCTACGGGTGCTACCCAACCTTTGGCAATTGGCGCAAACAGTTTTTAAATTAGTAGCAGAAGTATTCCTTAAATCTCCGTCAACAAAAAGCACGTCTAACTGAGATTTGTGCTGTGCTTTGAATCCACACAACTCACACTTTTTCTGTTTCCTGTATCCAGATCTCTGTAACGCTGTCACCCCTCCTATTTTCTTACCGGCCTTTTTCCTGATACAGGTGTCACATCTGCTACGCCAATATACCCTCCCATACCTTCTATAGGCATATGCCCTAGGCTTTGTCTTACACTCCGTACACAATGGTCTGTATTTGTATTGCATACTAGTATTTACGTCACCTATATAGGCACCGAGAAAATGGTAAATTATGTCAACAAAACCGTATGATTGAATAAATAACTCTAGTATATACGTAACTTGCAAGGAGAATACGAAAAATGGCATTAACATCACCAGGAGTAGAAGTTTCAGTAATAAACGAAAG